AAAAACAGCTTGAATATATCAAAGAAAAAATCAAAACTGATAGTGAATTTAGAGCAATCAGGAATATGAGAAAGCTGATATACAGGCTTGGTATTGAGAAAAAGGGTAAAACTGCTGAGATTTTAGGTTACACAATAACCGACTTGAAAAATAAACTTGGTAGGCTTCCCGAAAGGAATGAATCATTTGACCATAAAATACCTGTCAGTTGGTTCATTTCTACGGAATATGTCAGAGAAATTAATAGCCTTGAAAATTTACAAATTCTAACGAGAAGAGAAAATAGCATAAAGGCGAACAACTATTGTTGCGAAGTTTCGATTGAATATTTTTTGCAAATAAAACATCTCATCAAAGAACCATTTTTAAACAAAATAAAAACACATGGAATCTCTAACACACTGGCGTAAAATAAGAAATCCGGATTATCTGGGTTCGTACGCAATGCCGCCGGACGGATCGGAAATAATCCTGACAATCAGCAAGGCGCAGAAAGAATCCGTTGCAGGAACGGACGGCAAAAAAGAGGACTGTCTTGTCATCCATTTTGCTGAAACTGGATGGAAGCCGATGATCCTAAACAGCACAAACGCAAAGGTCATCCAGAAACTTGCCGGAACGCCCTACATTGAACGGTGGGGCGGTACACGGGTTCAAATCTACACGGCTAAAGTCAAAGCGTTTGGGGACGTTCACGATGCGCTCCGGATCAGAACGTTCGTATCTGAATCGAAACCTGCCAATCAGGTTCCGGTCAATGGCGAACAAATCATTGACGCTTGTCTTCTGATCGAATCGGCTGAAACATTGGACGAGTTGAAACAGGTCTATACTAAGCTGGATAGGGCGGTCGCACTGCACCCGGAAGTAGTCGAGGCAAAGGATAGACGGAAAGGAGAGTTGGCATGACAATCCATTTAATCGAACAGGGCAGCCCGGAATGGCACGACCTGAGAATAGGCAAAATAACCGGATCAGGAGCAGATCGATGCGTTAAGGCTAAATGGCTCGACTATGCCGATCAGTTAGCAGCCGAACGATTAACCGGACAATCCGATATTGATGATGGCGGCTTTGAGTCGTTCGATATGTTACGGGGCAAGGAATTAGAACCGATTGCCAGGGCCGAATATGCCCGGCGCGTTCAGGCCGAGATTGAAGTATTCGGATTCGTCCAACCGGACGATATGCCATACTTCGGTATGTCTCCGGACGGAATATATAAGGACGGAACAGGTGCAATCGAGATCAAATCACCGCGCAGGAAAAAGCATATTCAATACATCCGGCACGATAAGATACCGACTGAACATATCGGGCAGATTATTTCGATATTTATCTGTTCGGAATCAATCCAGTTCGTTGACTTCATTTCGTATTGCCCTGATTTACCACAATGGCCTATGTGGGTCAAACGATTGAAACGGGATGATGCTTTCGGGTATATCGCAGAATATCGAACTGGAATAATCAAAACCAACCAAGCCGCAGATAAGTTAGTCGAGCGGATCAAACAAGGCAATCAATTTTAACCATGTTCAAACATCGCCAGCTAATCGAACGGGTCGGCATTGATCGGCTCAAAACAGTCAGCAACTTCAAGCCGCACAGGTTCCATTCGTACAAAGACGGCAAGATAAAACTTGTCGGGTCTGATCGGCTCTATTGCCCGAAAGACTGGCAGGCGTATTTACCTGAAATTCAAACAAATCAAATCAAAGCGAAATGGAAGTTCCAAAACGATCAAGTAACGTTCACAACCTGTCAATGACCCGTAAATACGAGCCTTATAAGTATGAGCGCCTGGGTAGGGCAATCGAGCAATTCGTTTGCATGGGTTTGAAAGGAAAGTATAACACTCGAATAAAAAAAGCTGCACATAAACATAATGTAACAGTTGCCCTGCTCAAACATGCGCTCGAAAAGTATTATGGTTACTTTGAAAGGCCAATTAATGTTTCATTCTCTCCGCACCCATCCGGCGCGGTAGTAGTCGAAACTTATCAGGCTGCAATGTTTGAATAATTATTAATCATATCAGCATTTATATCTACCAGGCGTATTTTTTTATGAAAGCAAAGCTAAACCTGTTGATTAAGCAGGTGTGTAAATTACACAACCTGACATTAATCGAAGAGTTCAGATTTAACGATTTAAGACGATGGCGGGCCGATTGGTTCATACCGGAACTAAACGTATTGATCGAATACGAAGGAATGGGGCGCGGTAAATACGGAACTTTGGGCGGCCATCAGACAATTGACGGATATACAGCAAATTGCGACAAATATAACGCGGCCAGTATAGCCGGATTTGTGCTGTTAAGGTACACGGCCAGAAATTACGGTAATGTGTTGGAGCATTTGAATGAATTATTTATCTTTGTAATGTTCTTCGGTGAGAGGTTGAACAAGTAAAAACTTTACAGCCCCATTTTGGCAGACCTTCCATAACCGGAACTCTCAACTGCCGATTTGGGGATTGTTTTTTTATGAAAAGAAAGTCAATATCAAAAAGAATCAGGTTTGAGATATTTAAGCGCGATGGTTTCTGCTGTGCTTATTGTGGCAGCAAACCTCCGGAAGTCATTTTACATGTTGATCATATAGTTCCAGTAAGCAAAGGTGGAACTAATGACCTATTAAATTTAATTACATCATGCTTGGGTGGTATTTGTTGGAATAAAATCAGGGAAAATGTTTGAGTATTTTAACGGGTATTGGAGATGGGTCGATATTAACCATTCCAAGATAACACCAGTATCATCCGCGCTGTATTTCTATATTTTAAGAGTTTCAAACGATTTGGGGTGGCCGGAATCATTCAATATAGTTTCAACGCAAGCAATGCACTACCTGAACATAAAATCATACAAAACATACAAGTCTGCATACGATTTACTTCTGGAATTAGACCTTATAAAAGAGGTCGAAAAAAGTAAAAATCAATGGACCTGCAACAGAATTGGACTGGTAAAATTTACCAAAGCACATACCAAAGCAAGTACGAAGCACATACCAAAGCACATGCCAGAGCAAGTCCAAAGCACACACCAAAGCACTTCCCATATTCATAAGACTGTAAAAGACTTTTCAGACTTATCAAACTTGGAAGAGGGTGGCGCGCAAAAATTCGGCACGCGGGTCAAAGCCTGGTTTACAAACTGCACAAAGGATGAATTTCTGAGCAGGGTTGAAAAGTTCCAGGAGTTTTACCCTACTTTGTTTCTTCGTGAATTTACAGACCACTATTTGCAGGAAAGCCATTTAGGAGGCTTTGCAATTCACCATTATGACAACTTTGACATGGAAACCAAGCTCAGGAAGTGGTGGAATCAGCCAGATATGCAGAAAAAGTACGCTGAGGTCAAATCGCATAACGTGAAAAAGATATGATCAACCTGGAACATCACATCATTGGTCAGATTATCATCAGTTCAGACTGTTTTGATCAGTATTTCGACACGCTAAAACCAGCTTACTTTGACGATCAGCTTTGCCATGAATTGACACTAATCGGGCATAACCTGAAAAAGAAAGGGCAAAGGCTTAACATACTGGCAGCCATCACAGCATTGAAGGCATCAGGTAAATTGCAGGAATTAGGAGGCGTTAAGAAAGTAACTGAACTTACCGCTTCGGTCGGATCAACAGCCAACATTGAACATGATATTGCCTGTTTAGTTCAGGAATACGTCAGAAAGCGAATGTTTGCACTCACATCGGAAGCGCACGTTAAAGCAGCCGACAATATACAAGACCCAATACAAACAGTCGGATGGCTAACAAAGCAACTTCAAGAACTAACAGCATTAAAAATTGGTACCGGTGGAAGCGAAAATGTCAATAAGCTATTCGATCAGGCAAACGATGTTATTCGGAAAAGAAACAAAGCATACAAGGCCGGAGAGTTATTAGGCATACCAACCGGATTTGCAAAGTTGAATCAAGAAACCGGAGGATGGCAGCAAAAGGAACTGATTGTCATGGGAGCAAGGCCAAAGATTGGAAAGACAGCTCTACTGCTTCACCATGCTATCGAAGCCGCAAGGGCCGGAATACCTACGGCAGTGTTTACTTTGGAAATATCGGCAATATCCGTAACAAACCGATTGATCACAAACGCATCGGCATCAACGATTGACCCGCGAAAGTTCAGAACTGGATCACTGAGCGATGAAGATTTTAAAACATTGGACGTTACAGGCTCTATATTGAAAGATTACCCTATTTTCATATCAGATACCTGCCGAACAGTCAAAAGCATAAGAAACGAAGTAAAACGACTAAAAGACGAGCATGATATTAAGTTCGTACTGATCGACTTCATTCAAAAGATTCAATCGGATTCAAGGCATCAGAATCGTGAACGCGAAGTTTCGGCAATTATCGATGATCTTACATTCATGGCAATTGATCTTGATGTGGCTTTATTAGCAATTAGCCGGGTGAACAGAGCAGTCGAATCCAGACCGGATAAGAGAGCATTTATATCCGATCTTCAGGATGCTGGAACAATCGAATCAAACGCTGATATGATTATTCTTCCATACCGAAACGGAGCGTACGATACGGATGATCACAGCAATTCCATCGAGTACACTGTTAAGGCGTACCGACATGGAGAAACATTTACATTCGACATTTACCATGACAAGTACATGGCCAGGTTCAGCGAAGAATCGAACAGGTTCAGCGAAGAATCAAACATGTTATCCAGTTCAGAACTACCAAAACCCAAACAAACCGTTAATTTTCGCGACTTTTACAACTCGGAAAAGTTCGGCGAGGATGTTGAATTTTGATATTTCAGTCCAATTGCTTTAACTTTGCACGTTTATGGCCGTATAAGTTCCAAAACTTAATATCATGGCAGCAGAACAAGGAAACAAGTACGCAGCTTACACGGTTGAAGAACTGAGAAACTTATGCAAGTCTTTTGCAGAACACATTGAATCTGGTTATTCAGATACATCATTTCCGGATTGCGACTACCGGACAATTTACAGAGGGCTTGAAAATAACCCTGATGTTTTGCAATCCGAAAAAGAACTCATCGAGAAATCAAAACGAAGAAGGATGATGTTCTGGGAGGGCGAAGGCATGAAGCTCGCAACAGGTGAAAGCGAAGGAAACGCAACAGCGTGGATCTTCAACATGAAGAACCGATTCCCCGAAGAATGGAAGGATAAGAAAGAGGTTGATAATTCCCATGAGTTCAGGAACCGACCGGACTGGTTGGATGCAGCAAAATGAGAATAATAGCAATTATACTATTGATCGCATCGGGCTGCAATAAGCAGATTGAAGATGTCAGGAACATTGACCGATTCAGTGCCGATAAGGGCGCGTTGATTTACAAGTCAGCACTGTTCGACTTGAAAATGAAGGATCAGGCATTTGATCCGCTCGATCCAAATCAGGCCGCAAAGATTGACAGCGCGTATAAATCAAATTACAGCATCGTAACTGGTCAGAAATGATCGGCAAAAACCTCTCGTTCCTATCCGATAACGTACCGAATTATAGGCTGACGTTTCTTCAGGGCGGCACCAGGAGCGGCAAGACGTTTTCAGTTATTCAATACCTTATCAGCCTTGCGGTAAAGTATTCCGGCATTGGTATAATCAGCATCACACGCGAATCGTACAACGCACTCAAATCAACAGCGATGCGTGATTTTTTCGACATACTTATTGAATCAGGTCTGTACGATGAAAACAAGCACAACCGGACGGATCACACTTACACCCTGAACGGCAACGTATTTGAGTTTTTCGGGATGGATTCGCCCGGTAAAGTTCAGGGTCGTAAGCGTGATATTCTTTTCGTTAACGAAATCATGGAAACCGACTACCGGGTGTTCCGGCAGTTGGCGTTAAGGACAACCGGGAAGATCATTGGCGACTTTAACCCGACCGAGTTGGATCATTGGGTTTATACCGAGATGGCCAGGCCAGATGCTTGCCATCTGATCAGCACCTACCTTGACAATCCACACCTAAACGATGACACAATCGCCGAGATCGAACATTTGAGAATAGCCGATCCTGACCTGTGGCGAATATACGGTGAAGGTATGCCAGCGATGGTTCGGAACGTGGTCTATTCGCATTGGACGGCACAGCCATATCAGCAGCCGACCGATTACGTGTACGGCCTGGACTTCGGATATACGCACCCGACCGCACTGGTCGAAGTCGGTCGCATCGGTTCGGCTGTTCAATGGCATGAGCGGATATATCAATCCAATTTGACCACTCAGGAATTGATTCGGCTTATGAACCAGGTCGGCATCAACCGGAATGTTTTGATTTATGCCGATGGTTCGCGACCGGAATCAATCACTGAAATTCAACGGGCAGGTTACCGGATCAAGGCAGCATACAAAGGACAGGGTTCAGTTAAGGAGCAAATCATCAAGGTAAAATCTAACCCATTGATATTGTCAAATGAATCCGTAAATTTGAAACGTGAAATTAAAGGCTACAAGTGGAACGATAACAACACTGATGAACCTGTCAAGTTCAACGATGACGGGATGGATGCCGGCCGATACGGCACGCACGGACTTATCACAGGCACGATCATCGGGCCGAATATTTCGTTTGGATCAGCACGAACAAGGGGATGATTGAATTTAAGATAGGCAAGCAGAAAGTAGGCATCCCGACTGATTGGTCTGAACTTACACTATCACAGGCGATCGGTCTGGCTGATAACAAGGATGGCGATATTATCCGCACCATCAGCATCATCACCGGATTGGATTATGAAATCTGTTACCGATTGCGTTCAGGCGATGTCGAGGCGTTGTTAGTGCCGTGTTTAACGTTCCTGAACGAATCATTTGATCAGGATAGGATAAACGATTCCAAGCCACCTGATACGTTCACAATCAACGGCAAGACGTTCAGCAAGTACTATTCACCCGGTGCGATGATTTACGCGCAACATTTGAACCTTCAAGCATTAATTGCCGAGACGAACAAACGCGACATAGACAAACTTGCACCGTGCATTGCGATATGCTGCCAAAAGCCGGAAACGTACAACGAGGATGAACAGAAGCGGCTCGAGAATGGTGCGGGGTGGTTGCCGATTTACACGGCATATTCGATTGCTGTTTTTTTTTTCGCTCAGTGGCAGACTTTTTCCAATCTGCAAAACTCCCGAAAGAACATGACTACACTGATGAGCAGGTTCGGGCGGGCATCAAAGAGTTCTCCAAATTTGGCGCACTCAATACCATAGACAGCATGGCAGGATCGGACATAACTAGATGGGAACAGGTCACCAGACTACCGATGGCTGACGTTGTGATGAAGATTAAAATGAACCATCAGCAGGCGCGGTTCGACAGAAAGTACACCGAAATCATGCAGAAAAAACACAGGCAATGAGAATAGTTCAGGTCATACGTGATTGCTTTGATACGATGCCAGACCTTGCAGCGTTCATCAACGAACCCAGATCAGAGGCAAACATCCTGACCGACAACAGCGCATCACCGTTTCTGATCCTAAACCGTCCGGTTGATATGCCGTTTAATTACGTGGCAAACAACGTTGAAGAAATCTATGACGTGCTGCTCATTTACGGGGTGGTAAGTCCGAACACCGAATACAGCAACGCGCAGGACACGCACGACATCGAAATTGAAGCGATGCGAAAACAGGCGAAGATCATGCTGCTGAACCTTGACAAACATCCGGAAGTGAAATCCGTCAGCCTGACCTCACCGATGCGCGACTATATCAACGGATTCGATGTAAACGCATCAGGCATATTTCAGAATTTACGAATTACGCTGCTACCGTCCGCACCGGATGTGTGTGCGACATATCCATTAAACCATTAATACTACTAATGGCCATCACGATCAGCACCGATATACTACAATCGTTTGCAGCGCGGTTTATTGACGATTTGCGCGATTCGATGAACGCATCGGGTGTGACTGCATCGGGTAAGTTCAATCGGTCGTTAATGGCAGATATAACACCAAATACAGTTGTTGTAACTGGTGCGGCTTATGCCGGAGCGATTGAGCGCGGACGCAAACCGACAACCAGAGACGGTGATGGTAGTTTAAGAAGTCTGGTCCGGCGGTGGATTGACGATAAGGGCATTGTGCCGCAAGGCAATATCAGCAAGGATTCGCTGGCGTATTTGATTACCCGAAAAATTCACGAAGAAGGAACGCGGCTGTATTACACGACCGATCATTACGGGCGCACCAAACCCAGCCGCGTTATTGCCGGAGTGATTGAAGACGGTCGGATTGATAAGCTGGCAAAGTCGGTGGCGTTGGATGTGATTACACAAGTTAAATCAGCAATTCTATAATGGCACTATACCAAACAGTTGATATTGATCAGGATGTTGACGGCAGCGGTTCGCCACCGATTGAATGTAGGTGGGTCGCTGTTCACAATCCGGTGTATTTGGAATTTCAGCGCAAGGATTATGAAACGACAACGGCTTATGCTTCCGGTGGATTCCTTCGTTTGCAGTTCAGCGCACCAACAGGCGCACAGGTTGGCGATCGGCTGTACGTCAACTGTCCAGGTGCTTATGTTGGATTGGCGAATGTTACCGGATTCAGCACAAACGACATCATTACGGATGTTGCGATTGCGCTTGCTCCGGGTACTTATCCAGGCTATGCGAACAACCTGACCCAGCGGGTAAACTACTTCATCGAACTGGTCATTCAAAATCAAACCGGCACGATTGATTACGCAACTATTCAGGCCACACCGGACACCACCGGACTGGTCGGTGTTGATATATCCCCAGCGTTGCAATCGTTCACATCCAATGCTGATGGCGTGGGTGTGCAACTATCCGATGACCGGGCGGCAGATGGCAACGCACTTATTAAATTCCGGTACAAAGTGCGCGAATTGTGGCGACCTGCTTCGGGGCTGGTGACACAGCCGTTTGGAACGGCATCTGCGAACAGCTATGGGGTGAACGGGGCATTCCCGATTGGTCACCAAAAGAACGGAAACTATGCAGACTACTATCCAAACACGATCGATCCGAAAGCATTCATCACCGATTTTGTCCGACCGAAATACTTTGAGGGTTGGCCGTTTGATGTTGCATTCGTTTTCCCAACAGATTACGCACTGATGACAACCAGCTTGGTGACGGCTCAATACAATGCAGCCGGGGTACAAGTCGGTGGGTCTGGAACACAGGTTGATGCGATGCTATCCGGCAACATCGTCCGGGCGGTTCCTGATCTGGACTTTTCTGGTGCAAGCAGTCAGGTAACGGAAATGCTCATCCAATTGCAACTCAAACCGGGCAGTCAACCATTGCTGACTGATCTGTACGTTGATGTCGTTCCGGCTGATCTTATATGCGATGGGGTGTTTCTGATTTGGTTGGGTGAAAAAGGCAACCGATCGCATTGGCTGTTTAATCTGAAATACACCGAAACAATGCAGGTTGATGGCGGTGATACTTACCAGACGGCATTCGATGGGGTCATTGACTTGCGGGAGCGGGCGAACTGGTACAATAAGCGGGCGTATAAAAAGCTGACAATCGGAGCGGGTGGATTAACCCGCAACGATATTGAAGGACTAAAGACATTGCTGAAAAGTACAAAGGTTGACACATACGATCAGGCAACAGGATTATTCACTGGCGTACTGGTTGAACCCGGAACGTTCACAATCGGCAAAGGTGATGATACACTGTTCAACATTGAACTGTCAATTGTCTTTCCTGAACAATTTAATCAAACGGCATGATCAGAGTAATTGTCAATGATGTTTCACTTGATCTTAAATCCGGTGCGGTCATTGCCCTGTCGAAAAAGTCTGCAGATATTGGAACGCTGCAAAACAGATTCAGTTCTTTCACAAATAAATTTCAGGTCAAGAACACAAAGAAAAACCGCGATGCGCTCGGTCTGAAACAGTATCAGGATTATTCAGGCACGCAATATACCGAACTCAACGGAAAGCTGACCAGCAACGGGTTGGAAATTGCTTCAAACGTGGCAGTCATTATCGAATCAGTTGCTGAAGATATAACCCTGACCATTCGTGCCGGGAACGGTAATTTATTTGACCGATTGAACAGGACGAAGTTGTCAGATATTGATTTCACGTATTACAATCACTACTGGAACATCACGGAAATACTTGACGCAACATCAAACGACTGGCAGAACGTTTATGTATATCCACTGCACAATACAGGCAATCAATCATTGATCACCAAAACAGCACAGGCAAAAGGTTTAATCCCGTTTGTATTTGTCAAAAGTCTGTACGCCTTGATTGGTGAAATGTTCGGATATGCCTGGACTGGTTCAACTTATTCAATGCAGGCGTTTGAATATCTGATGATGGCAATTGCGCGGCTGAATATATCGCAAGAATTTGCGGAAACGTTGAAGTTCTCAGGCGCGGCAATACCGTACACGTTCAATCAGGGTACAGTTGCCGATAGATTCTATCCGCGATTTACTGGATTATTGGATCAATGGAATTTAGTTCTTGATACTCTTGATCCAGATGAATTATTCTTAGGTCAATTATACTTTGTTCCGTTACCGGGTAGGTATGCGCTAACATTCGACTATGATTTGACTGTTGAATCAAAAGGAATATCTCTTGGCAATCACAAGGTTTCAATATTCAGATCCCTTGACGGGCCTAATGGTGTTGAATTATTTGAAACATCCGCAGACATATCGCCAGGCTCATTAAACACTCCAACAAACTTCACCGGGACGGTTACGATGGAGTTTTCATTTGACAACATATTTGATGACATTCCAGTAGGATTGGGCGCACAATACTCACTTACCTGCTGGGTTGAAATAATTATTGATGTTCCAAACATTGCCTATGCAGATATAACGGTTAATTCAGGCACATTTAAGGTTGATCAGGTCAGCATAGAAAAAACACATTACAATCGCCCGTTGTCACTCGGTGATCATCTGCCCGATTGGACGCTGGGTAAATTTATCAAGGAGGTCGGCAATATCTTCGGGGCGATTTATGATGTCGATGAGTTCAGAAAAGAAATTGAAATAACACGGTTAGATGAGATTGCCGCAAATCGGGATGAGGCTCTGGATTGGTCTGACAAACTCGATCTATCAGTTCAGCCTGAAATAACTTATATAATTGACGGCATCGCACGAACAACGATCTGGCAATGGTCGGATTTATTGCGATATGTTTACCGCGCAACAGTTAATAATGATCAATTGCCGGATCAATCAGAATACGTAAAATCCGATTCGGTCTATACGGACACAGAATTTGTTTGTCAGCAATCACTTCCGGTATCATCGTTCCATGTTTGGGATATTGACAATAATCGGATCAATATGGATAATAAGGCTCGGTTTGCATTTTACCGAATCGACATTGAAGAATTGTACATTGCGGATTTAAGGCAGTTGTCCGGATCAGAAACGATCCATCCTGCTGCATATTTTGATTACCAAAACAGCCCTAATTCATTGGACTGGTCGCGGCTTTATTCAAGCTATTACCAACAATTATTCGATCCGATGGTGTTTCAGATGAATAAGATCGTAGTTAATTTCAAACTAAGCGATCTGGACATTCAATCGTTCAGGTTTAAATATCCCGTGTTTATCAAATATTTCAATAGGTATTTATACGTCAATGAAATATCGGAGTTCACCGGATCGGATCAATCAACACGATGCACACTGATTGCAATATGACAACGGACAACTATATTAGCATTTGGGAACTTTGCCCGATCCAATTTCGGATAAAGACTCAATCGTTCATATATTACGAATTGATGTATCTATACTGCGGCCATCCGGTCGCATCCATGTTTTACTTTTTGAACTGATGGCAAACGAAACGACAGAAATACTCAGGATTGTATTTGAAGCAGACGAAGCGATCAAAAAGACTGCTGACCTTAAAAAACAGCGCGATCAGTTAAAGCAGACCAATAGGGAGTTACAACAATCAGAAGGGGATAACTCTGTCGCAATCGAGAAGAATACGGCTGTAATTAAGGCACTGGATCAAACGATTCGCAATAACGAAAAGCAGACGCAATTACTGATTAAAGCAAACACGGCAGCAGCCGGAAGTTATGAGCAGCTACTACGCGAACAGCAGCTTGCTGAAATTGAGCTGAAGAACACAGCCAATCTGCTTGAACGAAATGCGGACGGAACGATACGATTTACTCAGGCTTATTTCGATGCTTCAAAACGTGTCGATGATGCAAAGCAAGCAATCCTATTATTCAACGGCGGGATAAGCCAGGGTGCGCAGAATGTAGGCAATTACGGAAATACATTACAGGGATTAAGACAGCGTTTATCTGATCTGCAAAAGGAAATCCAAACAACCGATGTAGGGTCACAACGGTTCAGGGATGCATCGGATGAGGCTGCAAACTTGGGGCTTCAAATTGGGCAGCTTGAGGGCAAGATTGATGAGTTTGGAAACAAAGAACCAAAAAATCCGGCTAAACGGGCATTTGAAGATACTATTGCAACGGCAGGAGCATTAACATCATCAATTCAATTGATAAACGTTGCATTCGATGAAGGAAGTCCGGCAGCCGAAACGTTAGCCAAGTCGGTTCAGGCGATTGCGGTCGCCCAGAACGTGGCGAATATTGTCAAAGAAAAGGGGGCGATAATTGACACACTGACATTAAAGAACTTTCGCGCACTCGGCGCAACACAAGCGACTTATGGTGTCATTGTCGGAACGTCAACAGGTGCGCTCAAATTATTCCGGCTTGCATTGGCAGCTACCGGAGTTGGTGCGCTCGTTGTCGGTCTGGGATTGCTATCGACCAACTTCAACGCGGTCAAAGATGCAGTGCTGGGGTTGATACAGCCGTTCACGGATTTTCTTGGCTTAACATCCGAGCAGGAACGCGAAGCCGCTGCCGTAACTGCCGAATACGAAAACCAACTTTCAACAGTCGAACGTTTGCAACGTGCCGAAGAAATCCGGTTTGATGTTGTGCTTGGTGGGCTGAATCGGCAGTTGAAGATTGCAAAGTCATTGGGAAAGGACACGAATGCGATTGAAAAACAGATAGCAGCGGAGCGTCAAAAAAGTTTGAAGGAGCAGGAGCGATTGACAAACGAGGCGATCAAAAACCTTCTGGCTATTGGTTTGAACACAACGGAAGCGGCAACAAAATACGCTGACCTGCAAAAGGTATTGCGGGAAACTCGGGAAGAAATACTCGACGCAGCAGCCGATGAAACAGCAAGATTGAATTACCGGACGCTTGCAATCCAGAAACAAACCGAAGCAATCCGAAAACTGCGCGAAGCCGGATCAAGGCCGTTAGCCGAACTGGAAACAAGGCAGATCACAACATTCGACACATCTGGACGAGATGCGCGTTTGCAGGCCGAACAGGATGCGATACTGAACAAGCAACTTGAAACCAATCAGAAAATTTTGGAAAACGACAGGTCTGCACTGGAAAAGCGGCTTGATTTGGCACAGGAATTTGAAACGGCAACAGGAATATCAACCGAAGCGATATTTGCCGAATACCAACGTCGTAAAGATGATTTACATGGCGTATCGTTTGAGAAGTTTCTGGCAATTAAACAACAGGAACTTGACGCGCAAATTAGACTGAACGAGCAATTAACCGCACTTACTTTAGATTTCGGAAACGAACTCGGAGATATATTCGCCGATACATTGGGCAAGCAAGGGGGCGACATTGAGGATTTTCAAAAGCGATTTGTTACACTTCTGCTCGATACATTGCAGAAGCAGGTTCAATTGTCTGTTGCCGGAGCGATTTCGCGTGAGATTGGCTCGAAAGGATTGCCGGGAATTATAACAGGCGCACTGGCAGCAGCTGCAATTCAGGCCGCTTTTAGTATTGCCAAATCCAGAATTGCCGGGCCGTCAAAATTCGCGGACGGTGTGATCGGGCTGAATGGGCCAGGTAATGAACGCAGCGATTCAATACCAGCTTATTTATCACGGGGCGAATCGGTGATCACTGCATCCGGTACTCGGTTTGCTCAGGCGGCTTATCCCGGCTTGTTGGAGTTTTTAAACACACGCAATCGGTTTGCGGACGGAGTGGTTAATTTCGGGCAGATATCAACGACCGCCAGCCCGGATATTGCCGGACAGATCAGAGCAGCATTGTCGGACTTGCAGATCGTTACCAGAGTAACCGACATTGAAAAAGCAACACGCGACCGGAGGCAGGTCAGGACAGTCGGGGTAATATGAGCAGAAACGAATTAATATTGAAAATGACAGAATCGGGCGAATTAACCCGGATGTATCAGGCTGGAATGGTTGGCTACAAAGTGCTGATGTATCGGGATATGTACCTTGACGTTCAGACGCAGGTCAGCTTAGGGCATTCCCATCGTCAGGCCGTGTTCACCGTTGCCGATATGTACGGTGTGGAAAAATCCACAGTCTACAGGGCTCTCAAATTTTGTAAATGAAAATCGCAGTAATAACACCTCATCAACCGGGCGCACGGTCGGTATTTCTGGAACGATTGAAAGCATACATTAACCGCCAGACCGTCAAACCTGACAAGTGGATAGTGGTTGATCATAACACCGGAAAGGACAAAGACATCACCGACCGATTGATCGCAGGATTGAATGAATGTCGGGATGCTGATCTGATCCTGATCATGGAAGATGACGACTGGTATGCACCTAATTACATTCAGCGGATGCGGGATGAATGGATCAAAGCCGGCAAGCCGAATATGATCGGGGTGGGTCAAACGCATTACTTCCACATCAAATCAGGTGGCTATAAACTAATCGATCACCCTAAGCGTGCAAGCCTGATGAGTTCCGGCATTAACGGATTGGCGGTCTACAATATACAATGGCCGCAGGAACAGGTATTCATTGACCTGCACCTGTGGACGCAATTAGGCGGTAAGACATTTATTCCTAATCAACCTATTGCAGTCGGCATCAAACACGGCATCGGCAACACGGGCGGTAAAGGCCATTTAGCAGACTGGCAACTTTACGAAACAAAACCTTACATGTTGGCATCACTGATAGGATCAGACGCGGCGTTTTATCATAACCTGATCAATCCAAAGCCGGAAGGATCAGGATTGAAAATAGCAATCGTAACGGGCGTATGGCAACGTCCTGAGATATTCGAGTTATGGGCGAACGGCGTTGACTATCTGATCAGAAACTCTCCACATGAATATGTGGTTATCGTTGCCGGATCGGAAGGACGCAAATCAGAGCAAATGGTCAGGCGTAGGGGCTATACATACATTGAACATCCAAACCAACCGCTTGCAGCCAAGATGAACGCGACTACATTAATGGCAAAGCAATCAGGGTGTGATTACGTGCTATGTGTCGGGTCTGATGATGTGATTCATCCTACCCTAATGGATCAGTACACCCAGAGAATGAATAAGGGGATCGATTTTATCGGCGTGACTGACTTCTACTTTTACGACATGCAAACCAAGCGGGCGTTACTTTGGAAAGGCTACCGTGAGCAATATCGCAAGGGTGTAACAGCCGGAGCGGGCAGATTGATTTCTGCACGATTAATGAAAGCATGGAACTGGCAACCCTGGGAAGTTCGGCACAATCATGTTCTGGATAATTCAATGGAAGAAAAACTCAGGTCAATGCCAGGATTCTCAATTGACAAATTTAGCCTGGAGTCTACCGGAAGTTACGCACTGGACATTAAATCAGCGACCAACATGACCCCGTTCAAGGTCTGGGATAATTCAATTGAGATTAACGCAAATAACCTGATTAAACAATTTGACTATGTGTGGAATAACGCTGCTGTTTGATTCTGATTCATGGTTTGGCCTGACCAGTCGAAACGATATTACTCAACGAATGTCAAACGAGTTGCTTCATCGCGGCATGGATCAAATCAGCGTTATGAATTACCAGACGGTCAGCGTTGGGTTCAACCGGATGGCGGTTACTGAGATTGACAGTCAGCAACCATCGGATCAGAATTGGGTCGTTTACTTAAATGGTGAGATTTACAATTATAAAGAATTAGGTTATAAAGGGAATGAGGTAGAAGTAATTGCAAAAGGTATTGAACGGGAGGGCTTTGGATTTATCAACAAACTGAACGGCATGTTTGTCATCGTTGCCATTCACAATGAGGATGTTTATGTCATTCGCGACAGGTACGGCATCAAACCATTCTATTATTGGCGACACAGAAATAAATTTATCGGGGCAAGTGAGATCAAAGCCATCACACAGCACCCGAAATATGAAGTAAACGCAAATGGTCGGGCTGTTAAATCATGGCTTACCGTCTGCAATCAATTCGATGATCAGACTTTATTCGAGGATATCTATACTATTCCAGCCGGCCAGATAGCGCACTTGAACACGGGCAAAATGACACAATATCATCGCTGCATATTCGCGCCTGAACCGATGGATTATCAGGAGGCAAAGCGCGAAGTCCGTCACTTGGTAATTCAGGCAATCGAAAGGCAGCGGTACAGATCGGATCAATCTGCCGCATTTGTTTCAGGCGGTTTGGATTCTTCAATTATCCGGTATGTTCTAAACGACATTACTACCATCACGGCAGGTTACAACGACATTGATGATGAGCGCTCGCAGGCCAAATTAATGACAAACGGCAAGCACATTGAAGTCGCATTCGATCAGCCGGAAGCGGTTTCTGAAACGATCTATCACTTGGAAGATTTACGTGTGGGCGCATCATGGCCTAATTACGTGCTGTATCATCGCTTGGCGCAAATGGGTAAGCGTATCTGTTATGATGGCGCAGGTGCTGATGAGTTATTCGGTGGCTATCCGTGGCGGTATGATTTATCGAAGCATTACAGCGACATACTCAATCGAACTGGCACGAAGGATTACCAACACCAAAACCTAAGCAGCATCGTTGATAGGTATCAATTTGACTTAGATCATTTTTTGCCGGGCATTCTATACGTTGCTGACAAATTAAGCATGGCGCATACAATCGAGGTTCGCGTGCCGTATTTGGATAACGACTTGGTTGATTTCTGCCTCAAACTTCCGATTGAATTTAAGCAGGATAAAAAAATACTTCGCGATGCCTTCAGCGATGTTCTGCCCGCTTCAATTGTTTCCGGTCAAAAGCGTGGATTTACTTCACCCGATTGGCTGGGCACGGGTGGCAATAACCAGGCTGATAGATGGGCGCGGTTTGCACTATCAGAATGGTTGCGTATATTTAAACCAGAAAATACCGAACAGATATGTCAGACATTTACAATCCAAATGACAGATTCGATACGTCAAACATAATCCATGACACGGCCATAATTTATGATAATGTAAAGATTGGCAAAAACAACACTATCGGTGCATATTGTGTAATTGGGTCAAATGGGGAAATCAGAGGCCAACAGGAATTTGATGGATGTGTTGAAATCGGCAGTGGCAATGTGATCAGCGAACTTGTTACAATTCAACGACCTGCCAGCGCGAATAAGATAACGAAGATCGGTGATAACAATATTATCATGGCACATACTCACATAGGCCATGATGCACAGATTGGTAGCGGATGTGAGTTATCGACCGGAACAATTGTGGGTGGTTATTCGATTGTTGAAGATGGTGTAAAGATTAAGCTGGGGGTAACGATACGAAACCGAAAGCGTATTGGCAAAGGTGCGACAGTTGGCATGGGTGCAGTTGTTGTCAAAGATGTTCAACCCACACAAGTCGTTGTCGGCAACCCGGCAAAGCCACTAATCAAATGAAAGTCGCGCTTGCTTACTCGGTATTTAACGGTGTTGAATTGCTGGAAAAGTCCATACGTACACACGCGCCTTTTGTTGATGATATAATTATCTGCTATCAGACAGTTTCAAATCGAGGGAACTTTAACGATACTTTGGAGAAAGACCTTGTCAAAATTGGCACAATTAACAAGGTTCAGTTGCATCGCTGGAATCCGGTGTTAAGCTACGACACCAAAACAAATGAGTTGAACAAGCATAATCACATGATTGGCCTATGCAGGTCAATCGGAGCAACGCACATGATCATTTCTGCAACGGATCACTTCTATCAGCCAGATCAATTCAAATGGGCCATTGAGAAATCGGCTAATTACAACCTGACACTGACAGCGATGTTCACGTACTATAAACATCCGACATGGCAACTCACCCCGATTGAAGATTATTACATGCCGTTTATGATCAGGCTCACAGATAAGACAAGGTTTGAGCGGCAATCGATCTATCCGTACAAAATTGATCCATCGCTGAAAATAAATACCTCATCACATCACAGGCTATTTGAGCAGACGGAAATAATGATGCACCATTACAGTATGATCAGGATGAATATCATGGACAAGTTTAAGAATGCCGCATCGCCAACGTTCGACCGTGCGATTAAGGAGGGTTACATGGACGAATGGATCAATTACGACATCAACTCAAATCCTGGCGTTAAATATTTTTCCGGTCGAAAGA